TGTGAGTAAGTTAGACTTAGATTATTTCGAAAATATTCTTATTTATAAGTCTCTTACGGATAGTGGGTACCTTGCTTCTATTGCCGACTTTGTTAAGCCTGAATATTTTAAGGATAAAGCAATTGCTAGTATTTTTGATATAATTAAAGACTTTACCGAAAAGCGAAATAAACTACCTACAACTACAGAAATTAAGTCGTATTTGGTATCTGACGAGCAAAAGGAATCGTTTAAAGGTTTAGTCAAGTCATTTAATGATATTGATAAAAATTTAGATAAAGAAGAGCTTTATGATAATACGGAACGCTTTCTAAAAGAGAAAGCTGTATATCATACAATGCTAAATGTCGCTGAAGATGTATCAAGTGGTGAAGTTGATACATCTGTTGTTTTAGATAAATTTGAAAAGTCATGTAACATAAATTTGGTAACTGATTTAGGGCTAGAATTATATGGCGATGTTGATAAGCTTATCGATGATCTTAACTCTGTTGAAAGATATGTACCAAGTAAATGGGAATGGCTAGATAATAGTTTAGGTGGAGGGTTTTTAGAAGCCGGGAAAGCTTTATATGTATTTGCTGGGGAGACTAATATTGGTAAGTCTATTTTTCTCGGTAATATTGCTAGTAATATAGCTGAGCAAGGTAAAAATGTCTTGTTAGTTACACTTGAGATGTCTGAGTTACTATATGCCCGGCGCATTTGTAGTAATGTAACAAAAATTCCAATGAAACAAATGGCTGATAATACACCAAGTATTAAACAGGCTATGAATAATCAAGGAGGTAAAATATTTATTAAGGAGTTTCCTCCAGCTACTATTACCGCTAATCAATTAAAAGCATTTGTAAAAAAATTTGAAGAGCAGGGCATTAAGCTAGATGCAATTGTACTAGACTACCTTAACTTAATGCATTCTTCAGTAGGTAATAACTCATATGAGCGTATTAAGCATGTAACTGAACAAGTGCGCGCAATGAGCTACTTGTTTAACTGCCCCATTATTTCAGCTACGCAGTTAAATAGAGCAGGATTTGACACTGATAACCCTGACTTAGCAACTATTTCAGAATCCATTGGATTAGCAGCTACTGCTGATGCTATCATATCGATTTTTCAAAATGAAGAAGATAGAGGAATTGGAATTATACGGTTAGGTATGATGAAAAATCGATATGGTCCGAGAGGAATAACACAGGCAATGAGAATTGATTATTCTACTCTTACAATTGATCAAGCTGATGATATTGAAATTGATGAGGGTATGGATGACACCCTTAATATGTTAGCTGGGCTTGCAACATAAATAGTTCCTTATAAATAGGATAAAAGTGAATATATTAGTATGGACTGATAATGATCTGGATGGTACTGGTGCGGCATTAATTATAAAATGGTTATATGGCTCTAAAGCTAAAACATTTTTAATCAATGAAGTTTCTGAATCAACGATATCTGGTAAGTTTAAAGGGGTATTAGGAACACTCGATCATTACGATAAAATTTTTATTCTAGATTTAGATCTTACACCGGAAGTTATTGAGGTAGTTGATAAATCAAACGTAGTT